TGACCTAATGGTCATAGCCGATATGATGAAGCGGCAGGGGTGGAAGCGGTGAGCGAGGCCGAGCGCGGGGCTGAGTGTATCAGGGCATGGGAGGGAAGATGCGCGTTGAAACGATAGGCGAGGCGACGCTAATACATGGCGACTGCATGGAATACATGGCGACCCTACCAGACAAGGCGTTCGATTTGGCGATTGTCGATCCGCCGTATGGGATTGGAGCGGGGAAAATGAATCTTGGGAAGTGGGGGTCGTCCCGCCTTGCTTCAAAAGAATGGGACTACAAGGCTCCATGCGAAGGGTATTTTTCAAAATTATTTCGCATTTCAAAAAACCAGATTATATTCGGAGGTAATTATTTCTGCCTTCCGCCTTCCCGTTGTTTTATTGTTTGGGACAAAGGCGCAGGAATGCGCGAAAGATCTTATGCAGAGTGCGAAATGGCATGGGCTTCATTCGATGAAAACGCGGCAATGTTTTCCCATGACCCGCTTGCAAACGGAGATTATCGCGGTAAAATCCACCCCACCCAGAAACCCGTCGCCTTGTACAAATGGCTCCTATCCCGATACGCCAAGCCCGGCGACCGCATCCTTGACACTCACGGCGGAAGCGGGTCTAGCGTGATCGCCTGTATAGACTCCGGGTTCCCTATAGTGTGGATTGAGAAGGACGCCGACTATTACGAGGCAGCGCTCAAGCGGATCAAGGACTTCGCGGCCCAGCCCCGCCTTTTCGAGGACGAGAAGCCGGAGCCGGTGCAGGGCGATCTAGGCTTGACACCCTCTCCATGAGCGTTGTATACTAGACGAGTCGGGAACTGCCAGCCTCGACAACGCGGCCCGGGCGGGCTACGATTTGAGAGCGGTTGATTGCCTTAAGGATTGCGCCCGCGATCCTGAACCCTGGCAGGGGAGGCAATTGGCCGCTTTTCTTTTGGAGACTGTATGAAATTCGAAGAGGTTGAAATAACTAAAACAGAAACGGGAATTATGATTAAAGGGTCTTACGATCAAATAAATGACTGGGAACCTCGGATTTTTATTCCGAATGAAATGGTAAAATACTTTTTAGACGAGGTAAAAAAAGAGGCCGGTATCTGATGTCTAAAATAGATATTTGGATGCCTATTTATATCGGAGACTATCTCCGCGATACGGTAGAATTGAATGCCGAGGAGCATGGAGCGTATCTTCTATTACTTATGCACTACTGGCAAAAGAGCGGGGAAATTGGATGCGATATCGCGCGGCTCTCCAGGGTAGCTCATGCGAGCGAGGAGGCTAGTCGCTTTATCCTTGAAACCTATTTTACGCTAGAGGGTGAAAACTACAAAAACAAGCGAGCAGATGAGGAAATCGGAGCGGCTGAAAGTCGCCGGATGGCCTCCTCAGAGAACGGGAAAAAGGGCGGTAGACCCCTTAAAAATAACCTAGAAAAAACCCATAGCTTTTCTGGAGGTAACCTAGACGAAACCTACGGCGAACCTAGGTCTAACCTACAAGAAAGCTCTTCATCTTCATCTTCATCTTCATCTTCATCATTACCATCATCGGCACAAGCACAAGAAGCGCGCGCGTGCCCGGATAACTTCTTGAAAACCGTTTACGAGGAGTGGATGAACCAGGGATCCCTCCCCCGTCTCCCTGCCTTTCTTGGCTTCTCGCTCTCGGAACAGGCGCGGCGATCAATGGCCGCGTGGAGGGGAAACCATTCTGACGACATCCTCGCGGCGGTGCGGAACTACGGGGCTATGGCTGCGAGTCCTCGCGATTACTGGCCGAAGACGCGGCCGGGCATGGCTGGATTTTTCGAAGGGGAATTATTTTTGAAATGTCTTCCCGCGAACTTCCCCGCGTCATGCTACACTGACGAAAAGAAGCAGGCGATGAA